TCTTTTAACGGCATTTTCAACTTCAATTGGCATTTAATTCCCTACCATTAATATATATATAGAACACCTTAGATCAAAACTTCGTTCGCGGTGAATGTTTTTACACCTGTCTGAGGTCTTGGTCTTCGCTCATCCGACGGTGGAGAAGGAACCGTGGGTTCACTTTGAACTTTTTCTTCGTCTCTTAGTTTTTTTAGTCTTGATTTCTTTTTTGGCAAGTTTAGCCTCCTCTGCTACCTCTGCATCTGTCACATACTTCATTTTCTACCTCGTTTTCTTCTCGCTGCTTTGGCAGCGTGTATCGCCTGTTCCTGCTTTACTGCGCCGGCTTTGGACTTATGTTTACCAAGTAAGCGCTTCCCGTTCTTGGTTCTAAGCTGATATCCTTTGCCTTTCTTCTTTACTACCATATCTATTCTTCCTGCATATCTACAAGCATTCCTACAAGAGCCTCAGTGACTTCGTGAAGTCCCTCGATTTGCTCTGCACGCTGCTCACAGATTTCGCATTTTCCTTCTTCGCTCATTCTGTTTCCTCCTTTGGTTCATCTTCATTCCCATTTCGGAATGTTCCTTTCCGCGTTTGTTCTATCTGACTGTTCTGCTGAGCAGTCCATAATTCCAGTACCTTATATATAATAACTAATGCGGGCGAGCCAATTATTAGTAGAACCGATTTATATGATTCTATGTCCGCTACCATCGTAGGGTCTCTGAATGACATAATAACCAAGAATATAGCAAGTCCTACCCACGCTAATACTACGGGAGCAGCAATAATGCCCATCATAAAATTAACGAATTTGTCTTCGCCGTTATCGCCGTTAGATACCATTATGCCTCCACCCTTATGCCGAAAGAGGTCTCCCCTATCTTGTCGGCTGCTTTTCCTACGGTCTCAAATAGACCATCATCTTCGTCTTTATTCATCGTTCCACTCCCAGTTTTCTTTACAGTCACATTTTTCACCACACTTTATATTGTCTGCATTTAAGAAATATTTAAGCAACGTAACGGTCTCTCTAAGAGATTCATTTCTTGTAATGTTCCCAACTTCTTTCTCCACATCCAGGACAATATGCTGGGCAACCTTAATGGGCATATATTGCAGCAATACTGCTACTATGTTAGCCGCTTCCTCCCTCGTTGCTGCCATCCATTGCCTCTAGTTCTTCTATCTCGGAAGGATCTGGGATGCCTAGTTCGGCGATTAGGTCTACTTTGTCAAGCAAATCCTCCCTATTTCCTTCTGATGGTAGCCCGTAGACTACCATTATTTCTCTTAATTCCTTTTCTGAAATCATATTACAGCTAGCCTCATTTTTCCTCCTTTAAGTTGATGCTACAAATACTTCTAAGTCACAACTTGCCGTATCGGCTTTAGCCGTAACATTTACTAAATCAGCCAATGTAGGTGTGACTGGACCATTTAGAGCATCCATTGTGTCTACTACACCACCAGATAAATCCCCATTGTATATGAAGGACTGACCTTTGTCAAGTTTGACCGCAAATTCCGCATTGGCTTCATCCTTGAATATAAGTACGATGTGATTTGTATCATCCAGGTTTGTAAACCGTATATACATCGCAGTACTTTCTACAAAAGTACCTGACGATACGGCCGTTCCAAACGCAATCACTTCCACTTCCGATGTTGGTACAGTCAGAATACGTTTGTTAACCTCCGCTATACTCCCTATTGACAAAGTATTTGTCGCCCCTTGGTCAACGCCGCTCAAGGATATCGATTCAGTAAGAGTAACTGTCATAGTTGCAGCAGTTATTGTACTGGTCATTTCTTTTTACCTCGCTTTTTCTTCTCTTCTTTCTTGGCCATACGCCTTCCGGCCTTGGTATAGGGAAAAAGCTTGCCATTTACCTTTGGCATTATTGTTCCTCCTCCCTACTTCGTAGATCTGAAGAGTCATCATTGCTTGTATCTACCTTAGAATCAGGGCTTCCGCCGGACGCCGGAGGCCTTCCGAACGGTGTTATCGCCGGTCCAAGGTCTTCCTGGTAAGTTTCTCCACTATCTATAATCGAAAACTCTTCAAGAAGGCGCTCTCTCGAGACGAGATTCTTTTCAAACATACTAATCCAGATTTCTGGATCGTAAAACTTTCTAAATACAAGCCGACACGGAGATTCACTTATATCAGGGAATATCTGTGTCTCAAAGAACCGAGCAACTGCACGTTGATAACGGGAAATTTGTCTCTCAGCCCTGACTTCCTGGCGTGATATGATGGATTTGTTTGCTCCGCTCTGTTCAATAATCCCTATTGAGAACAAAAAGTTCATCAGGAGAGAAGAAATTACTGGTTCCAGGTGCTTCATTACTTCCAGAAGTCTGCTATCGCGGCTGCCCGAACCCAACGTGCCCATATAGCCGACCTGGTGGTGGTCATCCATAGCAACCACACCCGTAGTTGCCGTGGCTATCTTGTCATATACCTTGGAAAGATTCTCTAGAGCCGCCTCTTTCTCAGCATCTGTGTCTAGCCCACTTAAATCCGCCAGGATTAATTTAAGATTTGCCGCATTATGTTTGACAGCGGCCAGAATATCGCGGTCAATCATCTTCATCGCTTTCAATATATGAAAGCAGGATTTACCAAAGCCGATTCCGTACGGTGTTCTGGCGTCTCGCCTTATCCTGCACAGCGCAATCATCTCATTTCTATATTCGTCAGGATCCGAAATCCGCCATTCGGCCATATTAATCAGGAACCTTGGGTCTGATCTCACAGATACCTGCAGCCAGCGGATATCTTCGGACTCATTAATGAATCCGCCAGTTCCCATCGTCTTCGTAGAAGGAATTCCGGCCGTGCTATCGGTCGAGCTGGGCGCCCATCCCTCTATCTTGGATAGAGATTTGTTGCCTCTGGCCTTCGTGGGGCTCTCCAGCCCCTGTAAGCGTATCAGCCGGCCGTTCATAGCCTTAATTTGTCGAAGTTCGCCATCGACCCAGTACTTTTTCAGAGCTCCCGTTCCTTCCCGTACTACATTAAGGCCCATCATTTCTATCTCATCGTAGGCGAGAGGGTCCACGTTGCTAAAAAATTCTTTTACTTGCTCTGCGCCCTCTCCAACGAAGTCATAATCTGTGAATAACTCACCCACTAGATAGTCAACAAGGAAAGAATACCATTCATTTTCTTCATACTCGACAAGTCGGTCATTATAGAATTTTGGTTCTTCCTTGTTGCGGTAGTCCTTGGTCTTAGTCTGGTAGACATCAAAGTCCTCATCTGAAGTAAAAACGCTACTCCTGTCAGAGAACCATCCGCCAAAAAAAGGTGTTGTTCTATCTTCTGTCATTTTTATCTCCGCAAAAGAAAACTAAGGCCAAGGCCTACCAGTATTTATATTTGGAACGTTTATTGTTCCGCCTCTTCGATGTATGTTAACACTGGTACTTCCAACCACGGCCTTCGTTTATCTACAAATAGTATCTGTCCCTCAATTCCAACATATGTTACAGTATATCCATACTTGTGCGCATAGAACTCTAAAGCCCAATGTGCATCTCCGAAATATTCGAAGCCCTTTATAATTCGATGCAAGGTACCGATCGGAATATTAAGTTCCTTCTCTAATATCCGGTAGCTTTGATGCTTTCCCTGGTTTCTGAAACACCAGTTTAATATCGTGATGCAGTCATTCTCCAGGTTTCCCATACTTTAGATCCCCCATACCTTGAAGCCCAGATAGGGGCGCGTGTATTCTTTAGAGAGCGCGATCATTGCGAGCGCCATACTATCCAGAAGATCGATCTTGCCCCCAACTGGCTCTTTAAACTTCAGATAGTTCGCAGTACCCTGGACCTTCTGAACTATTACTCCATCGTGCTCTAGCCGGAACTTCGTCCAGAACGGCTCGATGGTCGGCACCTTTAATCTCCCGTCCATTATAAGCTGGCGGTAGTTCTGCATCAACTCGTGCTTGTATGGTCCGCTCATCCACACACCAAGCACTTCCTTTTTCTGGGCCGTCTCATTGCTGTATATGCGTGCGCGGGGTATAATGTCCTTTCCTTTACATAGCTGGGCGGTAATTTGTATGCCCACGGCAGTGGCGTCTGGGAACACGCTCGTAATATGCCCGTTAAACGCCTTGTAGACCTCTTTAATGCGCAGAATAATAGGATCGTAATCCCTGCTACCAGAATCAGGAGGTGTGGGCGGTATCTCCTCCCAATAGGCCAACCTGGCAATATCCGAATTTATCTCGAAAACGGTTATCTGGGTCGGATTCATCAACAGACCGTAGTCTATACCCATCACATACTTGCGACCAGACTCTGCCTCTAACTTAAAGCTCCAGTCTCCAGTCCCACAGGCCTCAATAAACAAAGTTGGGAAGAACTTGCCGGCAGATTTGGGAAATTGGCCCATATTCTCTGCCACGAAATCTTCATTCAACATACAGCACTTATCGCACTTCCAGCCGTCTATCTCCGCATCCGGCCCATAACTATGCAAACCACATATACCTTTCTTCAAAACCCACTGACAGGGAATGTGCAGACGCTTGAACCTGTTCCTGGCATACTGACTTGTAATACATCCCTGGTCTATAGCTTCCCAGATATTCATATGGTGAGTACCATAGTTGGCTGGATCGTCCGTGTACGCTTTCCACTCTAACTCTAATTCAGGATTCGCAAGCGTCTTTGGAGTTCCGACCATTATCATCTTCTTCTTCGAGTAGGCATCCGCCATCATATCATCAATAACGGTCGTTCGAACTTCTTTAGTGACTAACTCTATCTCATCCACTACGAATAAACTGCCCTTGTTGCCCCGCTTTGTGTCCGCCTTCTGGCTCTGTGCCAAATTAGACGCTACAACCTCCGATTCATTCTTTGCGAACCTGATGTATTCTCTCCCGTACGTTCCCCGCTTTCCTATAGGAGCACTTGGTTGTACATATTCCTGCATCAGGTAGTCGGAACGTTTCAGCGCCTTCCAGATGTCCTCCATAATAAAAAGCTGATCTTGTGTAGGAGCAAAGATTACCGCACGCGTGGAAGGATCTTTACACATCGACCATAAGATATACGCACTCAATAGAGCACTCTTTCCGATCTTCCTGGCTTCAATGAAAAGATTTACATCGTTCTCTTCGAAGATGTCGGCCGCGTCCGACTGCCAGGGGCTTGGGAACATTGGCTTTCTATTATCAAGACGTACATAGGCTACACAGAACAGGTTGAAACTCTCCAGAACTCTGGAATGAAATTCCTCATCGCTCTTTGAAGTATCTGCAACGTGTATAAATTCCTGGAAAATCTGGTAATTGTGGTTGAACCGCTGCTCTGTGTTGGATTCTTCTTCGACGTTCTTTTTCGCCTCTAGAATAACCTCACTGAGATTAAACAACTTACTTACCTGGTTTCTTTGGCTAATTCCCGAATGTGTTTCTTGACTTCCTTCCGAACTTCTTCCGCTGTGTGGTCATATGCGGACAGGATAATCTGTCCCAGGATCTCATCCTTGACATACTTTTCAGCTGCCTCATCCAACTTACTCCTCATCAGGGGAGTCAAGTTGTTCTCATATAGAGAGGCGATCTCATCCTGGTGCCTCCCGAGAAATTTTGCAATCTGAAACCTGAAGTGCGGGTAGTATAGCCACCCTACCGCAAGGGCCGAAATGCCCAGGACGGCGACCATCAGGCCGGTTTCTGTCTGGAGAAGCTCCGAAAGAGAACCTAACATCTCATTCGTTGCTCCTTCTGTTGTGTTATTTGTCATTTTATTCTATCTCCTCAAATTCTGTATCAATCGTTTCCTTACCACGTTTCCATTCCATCTTAATGTCTCCTTCCTCTCCACGTAATTCAAGGAGGACCTCTTTGGCCTGGCTCACAGTGTCACTAAGCACATCCTTTGAACGTGAACGATGTAACCAGTTCAAGATATATTCGTTCATCTTTCGCATCCTGTCGTTAGTACTTTCAAACTGAGCCAGCTCTTCCATCGACTTCTCATATGCCCAGCCGTCGTACTTCTCTAGCTGCATCAGGATTGCGGCAGCTCTGCTAAGTTCAATGACATTGAGGGATAAAGAAGCGTCGTCGTTAAGTTCCTTCAAATAGAATTCGTAACGTTCGAAGTCTTCTGGACTCTCCCTTATCTTATCTACAAGATTGGAGGGAGAAGTGGTAGTCAGTATATTGATCTTACTGTATTTCAATAGTCCGTGTTGTTCGGCCATATCTGTCACTATATGCATTTGGAACTATTTAAATGTATGGGTGAGATATTGTATTGTAAATGTTTGTGATGTAAACTTTTGTATTGTAGACGTTTACAGAATGGCCTGAACGTTTAGTGGGTATATGTTCCCTTGGTGGGCAATGTTAGCTATTCAAAAGAAGTTTGAAAAAATGACTTCTGCCTCAACACACTAGGGAAAGGGCGCAGTTATCGTCGGTAGCACCGATTTAGTCATCCTTCGGATGACTACATTGAGAAATCGGAAAAATGGTCATCCCCTTCGGGGATGGCGGAAAAGCGTCGCTTCCCGTCGCTTCCTTCGGAAGCGTGTGGCCGGATGTCGGCAAATCTGGTTTTATATACCCCACTCCTCGGCGACCCCGCCTGCGCCCCTCTTCATTCCGAAGGAATCAGGTGGGGGGGAAAAGTTTTAAATCGGCCCCTGCCGTTAGGGGGGCCAGTTCCAAGTCGCCGAAGCAGCGACCCCCCGAAAGGTTGTCGGCTTGGGACCGGGGGGCGCGAGCGTGTGGTTCCGTAGGAACCACACGCAGTCGGGCGGGAGTCCTTCGCGAGTCGAGCCACGAGAGTCCTCCTCGACCAAATTGCTACTACTTCGTAGTAGCCCACTAAAAACCTACGACTCTCCCCCCTACGGGGGGAGTTTTACTTGGGAAACATTATGATTACCCCTCCCCAGCCTTCGGCTGCTCTGGGTCGCCACAACTTTGCCCAGCCCCTACGGGGCTGCTGGACGAGAGACGACGCAACCAGCCGGCAAGCAACCGGTGCTCTACTCCTACGGAGTAGCCGGGGGTTGTATGGGGAGATAATCGGGCAACCTGATGCCACCCCGTAAGGGGTGGCTAATGGGGCCCAATGCCCCTGCCAGCGATGAAGGATAAGTCCACCCTGTGGGGTGGCACCAGAGCGGGGGGTTTTTTAGGGGGGATGCGTTTATGTCTTCGGACATAAAACCCATCACAGTCCTCTTGGATATCCGAACTCTCCTTGAGAGAGTCGTGGTCCTCCTGACGGCTAACGGTCTTGCTGCGAAGCAGGCGCCGCCGGTCGCCGGGGCGGCTTCGGAGTCCGACGGGGCTGCCCTGTTCTCTGCCGAACCGGTTCAGTCTTTCCAGACTGCGCCGGTCCCGGCGGTAGCAACTGCCGTTCCGACTAAGGAACAGGCCGAGCAGAGCCGAAAGGTGGCGCTCACCAATGCGCAGTTCGCAATCGCTGGTGCTTTCATCGGTGGAGAAGCGCCACAGTGGCGCTGTCTTGTCGCCGGATGCCGAACTCACGGCACCGGGAAGACTTTTTCATCGCTTAGCCGATGGCAGTCTGACAAGAATTGGGGCGGCCTTCTCGGGCACATCGGACGATGGCACAAATCTTCTGTGCCGGGCTTCCGAGAGACTGTGAAGCCCTGAGTAGGCTGGGACAATGATGGCAACGGCCGGAGTCCTAGTCTACCGGGGAGCTTCCAAACCGGTTTCCTTTGAGTCCCACCACAATGACGCCGAACAATGGTGTAGCAACCTAGTAGGCCAGTGGCTTAGGCGACTCCGATGACAAGGACCTGCCTAAGCAGCAAGACCTGACTCAAGGGAAACCAAGACCCAATGACGGGGAGCCGAGACAGAACCGGCTCCCCAGAGGGACTTTACGATTATTGACTTATTGGTTCAAAAATGAAAGAGCCAAAACAGTGCGAAATGTGCGACAAGGACCTATCCGAGGTCAACCGCATTCGGTACCTGACCAGCAGACACCACTGCTGTGGAACCTGCTGGGACCGGATGACCTTGGAAAAGGTGGACTGAGCACAGCACACAGATAGCCCGACATATGCAAACCGGGGGTCAAGGGGTGGGCTGAAAAAGCCCCTTCCCCCACCTTACAGTAACCGTATCATTGAGCTGATGGGATAGCTAACCCATCCGTGCTAGTGGCGATGCACTAGAGGAGAAACACAACCAATGGTTGTACACGACATCCGCAAAATGTGGATAACAGCAGCCGGATACCTGACCAGCCGGCAGAAGTACATCGGAGACTGGTCCGGAGACAAGGTGGTCCGTGCCGTACAGGACCACAACTATTCGCAGGAGATACAGACAATGCTGCGAATGACCTACGGCATAAAGGCAGTGTTCTGCGTAGAGGACCGCAACATATACCGCCTATACGCTGGGGGAAAGCGCCAGTTTGTGGACACCGTATACCAGAACATCTTCTGGTACCCACTGAACTTCGGTGCAAAGAAGGAGAGGCTCGGCGACCACCTTCGCCGGGGTGGCTTCACCTTGAAGGAGAAGGACTTCGAGGACGACAAGACCTAGGCAAGTCTAAAAACTGCCCCACATACGCCAACCGGGGTCCACCACTGCGGGGCTTAAACAGAAGCAGTGGTGCCCCACCATCAAGTCTTTTTATTTTCTTTATGTTTTTTATCCGTAAGTGCTTGTCCCGCGCGCTCACTACGTAATTCGCGCACGCGAACTCGCGAACATTCACGTATTCGCGTATTCGTGAACCAGAACCGGACCCGCATCGCGCATCACGAAACCCGCATCCCGCGTCGCGCTCCACGTATCGCGCATCCCGCGCCGCGCCGTGTTGTTCGTGAACGTGGGCAAAAGTTCGGCAACCGCCGAATGGGGTGCGAGGATTTCGTTCACATACACACGCCCGCGTTCGACCTCGTCGTCAGAACCATAGTTTTAAATACTTCCTCGCGTGTATGTAGCCGGTGAGAAAATGACTACCTCCCCACACGAACAGGTCGCCCTCGTAATCGCAGGGGTCCTCACGGCGCTCACAAACGCCGTGGCTACCCTTCGCGAACTCGAGGCAGCGGCAAGCAAGCCCATCGTGGACGCGTCCGTAAAGGTCGCGAACACGGTGACTCCCTCGCACCTTGCACAGGTCGCGAAGGACAACCTGCCCATCCGTTTGCAGGGCAAATCGCGAAACCGGTTCATAATCGCGATGCAAGCCCTGCTTTCGGGAGGGACCATCGCGGACGCCGAAGCCGCGTGCGGTGTGAAAACCGTTCGCGAATGGTGTGCGAAGATGGGCGGCGTTGACGCCGCACGGGCGTGGGCCGCGAACAATTTCGGTTCGCTCCCACAAATCCCCACGCAGGCAATCGCGACAGCGGTGCCTTCCGTGAACGACCCACGACCCGAGCCCATCCCCCTCGCGACAGCGGGCGGGAGCGACAGCATACACGAAGCAATTCGTGTAGCCTCCGCATACTGCACGAAGCGGTCCGCGGACGGTAAGGGCTTCCGTATCCGGCACGATGTGTTCGCATACGGGAAAACGACCGAGGACGGCCTTTACGCACTCATACGTGGCGTGAAGAAAGACGGGTCGTTCACAAACATCCACGCAATCACAATACACGAAGACCGCTTCGTGAGCGTGAAGCAGGGAACCGCCGGATGGAAGGACACCATCGTGTCGCTTGCGACACAAATGCCGCCCACCACCGTGTTCGGGGGCGGCGCGACCACGAAGAACGACCCCGTCGGGTCGTTCTTCGCATAGGCAGGACACGAACCGGTCGCCCCTTCGGGGGCGGCCACCACGTGTATGAACCTGCTCGAATGTTCGCAATGCGACGCACGTTTCTTTTGCGAACGAACACACCAGCGGCACGAACAGTCGTGCCGCCGCACAACCCGCGAAAGCGGTTCGCGTATTCCCCGTCGTGGTCGTGATGAACGACGCGAATGAGGACTGTGATACGCGAATTGCCGCGAAAGGATGCGCAAAATCGTGTATTCAGGAACAAAGGTTCGTGAACAATGAAGCGGACGTTTGTGAACATAATTCGCGAATGCTATGATACGAGCAGAACGCGAAGCGGTTCACGAATGTTCGCGGAGTTCGCGAACCTTTTTTTTATTTTTTTTTTCGATTTCGCGAATTCACGAAGTCGAACACGCGCTAACGCGCACGAACAATCGCGCAGCCGCGAATTCACGAATAGGGGTAAAACATCGCGAATTCACGAAGCGCGCGAACATCCGCGTATCCGCGAACATACACGACCCGCGCGCACTTTCACGAATTCCCGCGCACATCCTTATATACTCCCCATATAAAACTTTCCACTTCACGAATTCACGAACCTGTGGGTCGCCTGTCGGTGAACTTTCGCGAAAAACCGCTGCCGAGATGTTCACGAATGCAGGACGCGCGTTCCCGCGTTCGCGAATACACGCGTTCCCGCGCGCGCTTTCACGAATTCGCGCATTCGCGCACTCACGAACATTGTGAAGGATTTGGGAACGTTGGGAAGGAAATGGCTTCTCCAAATGTTCGTAAATTCTCCCGATGTTCGTGTGTTTTACTCGGAAGTTCGTAAAGAGTAAGTGAGAATTTGGGTGTTTGTGAACGTTTGGAGAAGCCTTTGGCGAACATTTAGGTTCACATTCTGTGAACGTTTAGAGAACTTCGTAGAACGTATATGTATATAGGAAGTATATAGGAACGTATACGTATATGAACATCGAAGATAGATAAGTTCTTTGTGAACGTTTATAGAATATTCCCTATATGTGTATGGAACATTTGCGTATAAGATTGTCCGAAGGAACATTTGCATAGGTGTATGGAACATTGTGAACCGATACGTGCCTGTTCCTATATGTTTGTATTCTTTCCGCAAATATTTGTATTCTTTTTCACAAAGAGGCCGCTTGTGGTCGCCGCTGGAGGGGGCAAGCGAGAAGCGGCTTCACGACGTATGCGGGCGCGTTCGACCTCATCGTCTAATCCAAAGGCTTATAACCTTCCTCGCGTGTGAAGTGCTACCGATGAGCCACGACGAAATGGCTGAAATCGAAGCAAGCGACCCTTCGTGTGTCGCGGCGTGTGAGCCTGTGCCTGCACCCTGCGATGCTGCGAAGGCGATACGTTCGGGGACTGCTGCGCCGGTTGTTCCCGTCCTAAAGAAAACTGTTCGTGAGCGCAAGTGGCGCAAGCACACAATTCTCGATGCGACGTGGGAACACCCTGTTCGCCCTTTTTCGGGTATTGTCGCAGAACGTATGAAACTCACTCCCGAACAGATTTTGGAGTGGCGAACCGCGTGGTGTGCATACCGTGAGCGGATGAACAACATTCGTGAGGATGAGTGTCCGTTTATCGCAAAGCACTTCCTGATTGACTCGTGGGGTGATGTGGTTCGTGAGAACGGACGCTTTATCACGAACACGGAGTGGGGGTGCTACACCAAGTGGCTTCACGAAGCATATAATGCAAAGACCACCCGGCGAAAACTCGTGAACGGACTTGCGCTTCGCAAAATGAAGCGCAGTGAGCCTGCATACAAACACAAAATGCAGCGCTTCGCTGACCGCACCACTCGTGAAAACGTGATGTTCGGACACATCACGGGGGACCGTTGGGGAAACCCACTTCGCCTCGCTTCGCAGGAGATTGCGAAGGCACGTGATGGAATGGCGAAGGTTCAGGAAACCGAGCGTGTATCGGGAGTTCTGGATGCGCTTCGTGAGAAGGGATGGGATGTTCGTGATTAGTGAAACTTGCGAACATTTCCCGTTCCAACGCGAATATCCCGAAGAGGGGGCTGGCCCTATGGTTATCCCCCCATCGGAGATGGGGGAGATAACCTTACGCTTCAAAACCGCACTTTGGAGAACGAAAATATGAACGCGAACATAAGACCCGATGGGGAAGATTTCGTAGTGGAAGCCTGCTACGACTATGTTCCCGAGCCTGCCTTCACGCTTTGCGTGGAGTTCTCGAGCGGTTCTCGTATTCACGAGAACTACCTCGACGACGAGTGGAAATACGTGGACGCTGCCGCGAAACTATCCGCTCTCGACCCCGATGCTCGCAAAGTATTCGTGGTCGGCGTTAGTGAATACACCAGCGGATTTCAGGAGTCGTATCTGTGAGCGTGAACGGCTGGATTGAACACGCGAACCGGCACTCTCCACACATCCGCAAGTGGGAAAACCCGAAGCGCCGCGCGATGTCGTATCGCCGGTTTCGCTGCGCGAAGTGCAACGAACCGGGACAGTTCGAGAAAGGCGACACCTGCGGTTCCTGCGCCAACCCCCGCTCGCGATGGAGCCTGCCGCGATGAGGGACTTCGCTAATGACTCGCGATATTTCCTGAACCACGCGAAGCCACCCGATTGGGAACAGTCGGCACATTGCTTGTGTGGTCGCGACTGCACCTGCTGGCTTCACGATAACGGCTGCTTGTGTAATACGTGCCTTGACGAACAAGCGGGCCTCGCAATGTGCGCTACTCGCGAATATCCCGAAGATGAGGCTCTATCCCATTGGTTCACTCCCCATCGAAGATGGGGAAGTGAACCTATGCTAACACTTTGGCTGGCTATTATTCGTATATTCAGGAAACAAATATGAACAAAAACGAAACAAAAGACATATGTGAACATTGTGAAGAAGCACCCGTTACGGAAATTGTGCATTTGGGATGGCGAGAACTAACGCCGGCTCTACTATGCGAACCCTGCATCGGAAACCTACGGGAATGTGAATACTCCGGCACGCTACACACTTTGGATAGCGAAATGCACGAACTTGACGACGGTATGATTGTTTGTGATGGAGTTCGTGAAAGCGAGTGCTCAATTTGCGATTGGACCGACGACCTTTGCCTTACTTCGCAAATGCTGGTTCTATGCGACGGCGAACTGATTTCACGAAATTGCCGTGATGATACGGCAATTTGCTACGAGTCGGGAGAACGCTACCACATTGACGAAATGGTGTATAACGAAGAATATGGGGAGTGGTTTCACATAGACTGCGCGCCCGCAGAAGCGGAGCGCTGGTATCGCAGGTTTTCGCATATCATTAGCAATAACTTCGCAAAGTTTCCCGTTAGAAACTTTGTGGGAATTGAGTTCGAGGCCGAGGACGGGGAAACGATTTTGCAGGACACGTGGACACAAAAATACATCGCGGAAGCGAAAGAAGATGGTTCACTATCCTGCGGCACGGAATACACGACTCACCCGATGCGGGGCGACGACATCGCGAACACCGTGGATGAAATGTGCGAACGGTTCGAGAATGGGGGCTTCACACTTGGCTCGAATGTCGGGTGGCATTTCCATTACGAAGCACAAAAATTCGGGACGAAGGCACAGAAAAATATATGGACAGCAATCGGGAAGTTTCAGGATGCCTTTATGGGAAACAGCCACCAGCCGGGCTGGGCATACTTCGCGGATATGATACGTGGATACTCGGAAGCGTGGAGCAACCCATATCGTGATTGGGTTCGTGCTTGGGCAAACACACAAGCACAATACACATATGCTGACCACTATCGCAGATACCAGCCGTCCAGCGCCAGCAGCCCACGTGCATTCGCAAACTTTACACCAATGCGTCGCGATGAAGGCCGCAGAATTGAGATACGGATGTATTATCCCTGCCGTGTCCTGCGCGAGTGCAAAGACTACGCGGAATTAGCCGAAGATTACAAATCGTTCATACGATTTTGGGACGAGTTAATTCGCAAAGCCGCATACAGGTTTAATGATTTGCGGTTTCCCGATGAGATGGACGGCTTCGCAAGGCAGTTTTCCGTCCCAACACGGGAATGGCTTACGAACAAGGAGAAAAAATAAATGTGCGAAATACAATTCGTAATAGGCAAAGACCTAAACAAATACACAATTGACGAATTCCTAAACTTGCTACATTCAGGAAGTTACGGAAACGCAGATGCAACGGGAATATTTGGCGAAGGTGGCGTGCTCCTGAAGTGGAACACGGCATTTTACAAACTCCCGTTTGAGAGAAGCCAACAAGTTTGGAAACAACTCGCGAATTCAGAAACGCGATGGCTAATCGGACACAACCGGCTCGCTACGCAAGGTAGCGAAACGCTGAAGAAGAACAACCACCCGTTCAGGAATGATACCTGCTCGGTGGTTCACAATGGGATTATCACGAACGATGATATTCTCAAAGAGAAATACAAATTGAACTATCCCGAACAAACGGACAGCGCGATAATACCACACCTGATTTCGCACTATTTCACGGATGATACGGACGAAGTGCAGGCGATTAAACTCGCGATGGAGAAAATCACAGGCAGTTATTCGATATTTGTATTTATGCACGCTTCACAAAACCTGTATTACTTGCGAAACACCGGCTCTCTATTCGAGTTTATGCGTGCGGAGCGCTCGAATGGCGAAGTGCTGATATACGGAAGCACGAAATCAACGAGTTTGAGCGGTATCGGCGCGGCCACGATGAACGGCGTGTTTGCGATGGATTCATTGCGAAGCAGAACTAAATTTACGCCTTCTTCGGGAAGGATATACCAGATAGTGGTTCCCGAAATGAACATAAAGGAAGTAGCATCATTTACACCAAAGATTGGGAATTACACATACACGGCATATGGCCCAGCGCAAAGCGGGCAGGGCAATATTTGGGCAGAAGCGACCGACACAACGAAAATCTCGAAGCGCCAGCGCAAACGACAGGAACAAGCGCAAGTTCGTGAAGCACTAAAAGAGAGCGATGTTGATATTCAGGAATATTGGGATATAATTATGGACGAAATGGATTATCTTTCGGGATTGTATGCGCAGAATGATAACATAGATGCCGCATTTCAGGAAGCAGCCGTAAGTTTTCACGATAAATCACAAACAGTAGTGGTTGAGAACATATCGGAAGTGCTGGCTGACCAATTCGACCTGTATCTACGTGCTCGCAAATGGTATCCACAAAACACGATACTCACACCCAGCACGAAGGGAACCTGCAATTTCACGGTTCAATACAAAGAAGTGCTGACTTTCGTTGAAAATAACCACTCACTCAAGCGCGACCTCGCGAAACTCACGGAAGGTGAGAAGATTACATATTAGGAGAATATATGGGACATTTAACTTACGATGAATGGGTCGCTAATGGCGACGCCGGAATGTGCGAACTGTGTGAACAGTTAATGAACGATGAGATTAAAGTTTTGGGATGCTGTATTGGCGAAGGGAGTAAAGCAAACCTTATTCCACAATGGGCATTTAGCGACGGTAAGGTTCACGCGCAGGTAAACATACGATGGAAAACCTTTGATACACGAATTAAATTGTGCGATACACGCCTCTTTACGCACAAGGATGGGGCGCCGAAGGTGCAGGGTAGGCGGCTCGCGAACGAGCCGATAGAAGTCGCGTATGAGAGCGTTCCGGATACCTGCGATGTATGCGGTGAACACCGTATTCGCGAAACGATACACAAAGTAGCCCCGAAAGATGACTTAAATCCACTCCGCTCGGCAACGTGGATGCAAGTGAATTTTTCCTGCTACAAATGCGAAGGAATTAAAATATGAACAACGACTATATGAAATGCGGATGTGTTACGATAAAAAACGAAATTACAATTCTCTCTCTTTGCGAAGAACACGAATGGATGCTATGTGCGGAGTGGGAACTAATTGACGAACAGGAGAACGATGATTAAAGCAGATGAACCAGATTGCACGAAGAGGGGAGTCCAGTTTGTGGACTTCACCGAACTCTCACAAAAACGGAGAAACGATGAACGAATGTGAAACAGAACGAAACGAAGTCGGCTTCGGCTCGCGACCTAACGAACTCGTGTTGCAGGAGCGTATGGATGGCTACGGCGGTCGCGAAAGTATTACCTGCGATAAGTGTGGGGACACGAAAGTTCGCGATGTGCTGGTAAATTTTGACCGGATTAGATTGCGAATGAAGCACATATACTGTCCACATTGTGTGGATGAGTGTGGATGCAACGGATAGGAGATACAAATATGCAAACATATATACTAACAAGCAAACTTCGCGAAAGTAGGAGTTTACCTAAAGAGAAGATTAGCGTAGCATCAGATACGCTTTCGTCCGATTTGTTGAATACCCTACTCGCGAAGGGACTCGGTAATGCGAACATTGTAAGTGGGGTTTTCGCTTTTGCAGATAGGCCCGCTATACGATACAGGAACATTTTACCAACACGAAGAAGAAGGACGCTCGCGGCAGATAGGGGCTTCGCAAATCTAATTTACGATTGGATTATGAACGGGGTTGGAGATGCATTTGTGTGCTTCTCACGACGCAGTTCGGCATCATTTCGCGAAATACAGCCCTACAAAGTTAGCGAAGATACATACTTCTTTTTCGACGGGAGATATGGGACAGGAGATTTGTGGACTGCGATTCGCGATGCCCGCACTCAAAAGCAGAATATCCCGCAGGTAATTCACGACAAATTTTGTGAAGTGGGAAGTTATAGCGATGGCGGGCTGCACTTATTCAGGGGAACACTCGAAGAATGGTTGAACGGAGAATGTGAAGATGAATTCCCGTTTTCAAATTCGGTTCTATATGCTGCACCCGAAGATTTACGACTGCCGCGCCCTTACAGGATTTGGGTATGGAAAAATGGCGGTCAACTTTACGATGAATACTTTAAGAGTGGTTATAATTCGGGAACTGCACGTGTATTTCTGGACCGAGTAGCACCGAGATTTCTTAACGATGTCGAAGATGAATTTGATACTTGGGAAGGCGTCGATGGGATTAGGAGATGGCGTTTATGAACAGATACATATTTGTCCCAACCATAATCAAGGGGAAATCACGCCGCAGATATATGTGTTATGCAAATGACGACGAAGAAGCGTGGGAACTTTTGCGAAATGATATAGCGCGACACCAAAATTGGTTTCTTCAGGATGTGGACACGATTTACGGAGATGCATACGATGCCGGAACGGAGTGATTTATACACGGAATTTTGGGACTCAAGTAGGTGGCTTTTGGAAAATGCGTTAAATGCACAGCACTCAAATATGCGACATTCGCAGGAAGTAGCACAAAGATATTGGGATGATAACTTGAGAAATGTGGATGTTGAACTGATTTTGCGCTGCGAAGAGTGGATTGATAGCGAAGATTTTTGGGGGGATATATCTCGCGAAAGGGTGCGACCTGCCGGCGGTCAGCCCCCACGCTGGGAGTCCGAATTCAGGAAGGTGGAGAGCAGCGAGTTTGATGAAAATCCTTACAAATACTTTGTGGGCGTGGAAATGGAAGTGAACGATAGCCAAGTCAAGCGACACATTCGTGAAAGGGAACTCACTTCTGATAATAAAGAAGCGTGCTTTCCCGATACATCTAAATCGACTTGGGATTGTGTTCACGATGGTTCCCTGAACTGCGGTAGTGAATTCAGATTACGCGAAGTGTATCAGGGGGACCGGCTATTTAAAGAAGTCAGGGACTTCTGTATGCTCCTTCAGGGGAGGGCCTATAAAATAGACGATACCTGTTCTGTTCACATACACATTGATGCGATAGATATGAATTTAAATTCCCTAAAGAACCTGATAAAACTACATCGCAGATACGAAGAATTCCTGTATGACTCCGTGTCCCCGTTGCGAATTAATGAACGATTTTGTCGGCCAACGAAGTCCACCCGTCCTTCACTCACTCGAAATCCAGCACGGAAATATTCGTTCACACCGCTGGGAAATGCGATGACTACTACCAACCTTCGCGACTTTAAACTCGCTTATTATGACTGCGGCTCATCCCGACAGGCTCAGGCATATACGGAGCGAGAATTGCGCAAATATTACGACGGCAGGTATTGGGGGCTTAATGTCCATAGCATATTCCTGAACGGGACGGTCGAAGTGCGCCATCTTCACGGAACACTTGACCCAAATGAGATTAATTCGTGGGCATTGATAAACTTGGCGATGGTTCACAAGTCAATTACAGGCCTCACACGAAGGGAACGTCGCACATTGGAATACAATAACAAGCCCACATTACGAGAATTTATGAATCTCTTTCCGAATGATATACAAATACTATTTGAAACGGGATATGATAAAGAACGAATGTATCGCCAAATTGGTAAAAACCACAAGGAGGACTATGTGGAAATTTGAGATGGATACATTTATATACCACGGAGTGCATATATGAACATAACTACGAACTATTGGAAAACAGATAAATTGATACCGACAGAAATTAGAGATAAAATTCGCGATGCGGCCATTCGTGTTTTTTCAAATCTATTTTTCTCGCCATATAATAGACCATCGGCAAGTTTTGATAGGAAGGGGCTAACACTAAAAATTCCCCGCGACTACATACTACAATCGGATGGTTATGATTTGGATGAAGCAGATGAAGAAGAACGCGAAGAGTTGTGGACTGAAATATCTTCAGGAAAAAGCGTTAGACAAATTATACAGGAAATTATACACGAAGATATGCAACAAATAACGAACACAGTAACAACCGAAATTATGGATGACTATATGAATTATATGGGAATATTAGATTTAGCGAATACTATTGTTCGCGAATCAAACAACGATAACCCCGTAACACGCCATACATTCCTATATGCACGCGGAAGAAACAATATGAAATACGATGACGACATTTGGGAGAAAATACACGATGAAAACAAATAAAATATTACGAAGATTCATTAACGAGATAGATAAAGGCGAAGGAAAGGAGTATCTGGACATTCGCACTATCTTTGATACCCGACAAAAAAATGTTTATGCGAAACTTGAGAGCACGATTACTGCACTCTTTTCAAACCAAAACATTTACGAAGGATTAAATGAAGTTATAAACGAACACGAACTCACACAAAATGAGCAAGTATTCGTATTAATGATACTTAAAATGTATGAAGTCGCCTTCTCCACCTTTCACGATTCAGATATCGGAGAAATGCTGGAGCAGATGGCGACAATGAGCACCGCGCCACCTTTGGGCGATAGTCCGGAAGTGGCGTAAGTATTTCACATAAACATTACAAATGGTTTATGTGAAATACATACAACGCCCCGATGACGGGGGAGCCGAAGTATCCGATATTAAATCGCGATTTCAATTTATGAAATATTACTATAAAAAGACAGCGATTTATAGGTGAAAAGGATTTCCCCCCGAGGGACGACCCGAAACGCGCTAAAATGCGCGTCATTTGTGAACAAACAATAAAAATAAACACAAAAAGGAGATGAAGATTATGCCTTACACACGAAGAAACACTAATAAGAGCACGACTCGCAGCACCAGCCGCAGCAGCGGCAACGAGAAGCGGGATGTTAAATATGATATACTCGCACAGGAAATCGTTGAGTGGGAACCCAATAACTTTGTTGAGGTTTCTCACAAAGCGTGGGCTGCCGCAGCATCCGCTCGCGGAGCAAAATCCGATGGAGAGTTTTACTCGATTACACGCGGATATTACGCAACCGGCACAGGCGATGTTGAGGAAGGAACCCCGATTTACACAAAGTCGATTACGATTCCGACCGAAGATGAAGTCGTGGATAATCTGCTTACGGCACTTGATAAAGTCGTGAGCGGTTAGAATGAACACGGACTTTAGCGAACAGCCCGCAGGCATTATAGAGTCGTATGAAAATTTACGCACTATAATGCGTATGCACTCGCCAATGTCCCATTGGGAAGAGATGCGTGATGCACTCGACGAACTGGGAAAGAACATTTATGGTTCGTCCCGCAATCGTTAATTCCTTACGGGACTTCCTGAATACACGGTGGGGAGTTTTAATACCTATCGCCCTGTATTGGGGAGCAGTAATGCTGTTCGCTAGTGGGTTATGAATATACAGGAATAAAATGCGTTATCACATTATGTTTTCCGACAAGTTAGTTCTGAAGGACGGCGGAGTAGTAAAATACGATGATGTCGTTCTTCACGAACCAGAACACGAATACGATATAGGAACACGTGAGAAGATGGGTTATATGAAAAACCCCACGATGGATGATGAATGTTTAGAAGATTTTATGCAGGATAAATTTGTGGTCATTTTAGAAGCAGGCGAAAGCGTGTATAAATTTGGCGAACAACAAGTGGCCGATAGATGAATAATCCTGAACACACCCTGAACATCATCCGCGACCCGGTTATTACCAAAAGTGGTTTTAGCGGAGTTCATATAGAAAACGGGGTGGCTTTGTTCACATTTGTGAACGAGGCTTTAGTAAAGTTCGCAACAACGGGGAGTCCAAGTGGCTCCCCAACCTTTACTTTATATACTTATGATTGCGAACGTGTATCGAATATGGCCCGCGAATACGATTTAGATTTGTCGGCGGGCTTAAATTTTTTTTGCGATGATAGATTTGTGAATGTTGTGCAAACCTTTTTTTTGAAACATTTTATTACAGATGATAATATTCACGAATTCGTGTTTCGTATTACCGCGAACCCCCTGCACAATTACCCCGGCACTTTCTTTCGCATTTCTATTGCACTACACGACGTTGATTTGGAGCGCTACGCGCACTCGCCCGCTCAGACAGAAATGCTAATTGGAGAAATCAATGGAGAATGGGAACCAGAAGAACTCGAGTTTGCTCGCGAAATACGGGAAATGGTTCCCCTTCTGCCGAAACCGCTGGCGCGCGACCAGTTTCTCGCAACATACTGCGATAGATTTGGTAAGGATAAAAAACATCGAGCCGCATCTCTGTGGCTCCGAAAACAAGAAGTAGGTATTTATGGCTAATGTAAACATAACAGAAGATTTATCGTGGGGAACCGCGAAAGAACAAGAAGCAATGAAGGCATTCGAAACTAATGCACCTGCCGGTAAATGGCAACCATTTACGAAGATGGGAAAGTATTCACACTTCGATTTTTGTGCAATTGGAACTAGCAGAAAACACAAACTGGCATTTGCTGAAATAAAATCACGAAGATGTAAGAAAGACACTTACCCAGATACGATAGTCCCTTCAGTAAAAATACAGAAAGGACTAGAATTACTGAATCTGCGACATAAGGTTTATGTAATTCTCAACTTTGAAGACGAAATCTGCTTCGTAGATTTGCAGGACGCGCGGATGAAGTTCGGCTTCAACGCGCGCACCGACCGGGGCGCTCTGGAATTAGGCCATTATGCATTCATCCCGCTGGACCAATTTGTGACCTTGGGGGAAAAGAAAAATGACATCAAAGAAAATTAAACAAATAGAAGAACAAATTAAGTATATGAGTCAATGGATTGACGAACACGATATGCCACTAGGGAATTCGAACCTACTGGAGAATATGAACTTCCTGGTAGATAACGTGCGTCATTACAGGAGATACATAGAAGAGATTAGAGAAGAAAATGAAAGACATCGCAATACATTGGGTTTAACAGGTAGATTCCTGGAAGAAAACGACCTAATGAGTAAGTGGGATGATTTCTTTAAAAATGAAACAGAACAAGAAGAACACGACCCAAACGCTGCTGAGCGAGAGAAGTTGGAAGCAATGGCTACCGAAGAGGGGAGTATATAAAGGAAATACCTATATTGGGACAAAGGAGATAGAGACTAGTATATAAATGGTAAATCTACACGACTTACACAAGTATTATGAGAGTTGTTGGGTTCTCGGTAAACGAGATTCAATCATTGAGAATAATGAAACGCGCATACTTTCGGCCCTTCTATGGGGAATATCAGGAACATCCGTTTGTATACGTGGTGAATCCGGTAGCGCAAAGACGAAGATACTTAATGCAACGTCTACTTTGTTCTTTGGAGATGCAGGGCTGAGTGGGAGAAGTCCAGATATGCTGCTGTTAAATTCCTCGTCGGCGAAGGGGCAAATTACTCCAGATAATGCTGCATATATTGGACAGACTTCGCGCTGTGTAATTCCCGAATTACAGAATATTCTTACTTCGCCTCACCTGGAGGCAATGATTAAACTCTGGATGGAAGGAAGACCATACATATATTCGCGCAGTGAGTTTGGCAAACGTATGATACGGTTGATACTGGAACCGAAACCGATTCTCACGAACCTTGCCGATGGAAATGAGTTTTTACCTGAACTTCCAGTAGAAATGCAGCGCAGAGTAGTTAGCCTCCCAACGTTCTCTAGTAAGGCCCTGAATGAAAAAGTCCACCATATGAAAGCCAAGGGCAGATACTTACCTGAGAATGAACTCAATCAACTTACCCGCAGGGAGGTCACACAACTGAGACAAACCTGCCGCCAGGCAATGGACATCAAACAGCGCGTCATCAACCCAGGTGCTGATATAGTTAGAAAGACAATTCCAACAAAATATACAATGTCAAATACATTCATCGATTACTACTTCGATGTAGTAGAAGCAATAACCAAATTCCACCACCACGGAAGAGTAACGGATGGGA